AAGACAACAATGGGAAAATCTAAGGATTGACCTATACAATGCAAAACTTCATCAGGACGGAACGCCTCCGGTAAACTTAATACAAGTTTCAGCAGGCGATGCTGTTAGATTTGGAGCTGCTAATCCCAATACAAACTATAACTCAGTAGCTGATCAGATAATAGCAAACAGATTTGTTATTGGTCAAGGCATGTCTGTAATTTCTTCAAGAGCATCGCAGTCCTTGACAGATGCTTGGTCTCAATCTGCACAATGTGAAGTAACAGTAACTTTTGGTTCAGCGAATGCAGCTAGGTATTTTTTTAATACTGGCGGAAAAATTAGAATATCAACAACCAGAACAGGCGGATCTGCAACTCAGCAGAATGGTGCATGGACTAACTTATTGGCCACCGCAGGCGCCCAAGAGTTTGGTGCAAACACTTCTCTGTTCCTTAATTTTTATACATTAACAAACAGTTATCAGAACTATTATACTTCGGCATCGTCAACACCGTACTCTGCAAATAACTATCAGTTAGAAGTAAAATCAAACGTTGCTAATAACTCAAGTGGAACAGCAACAGTATTGACATTTAGAGTTACCTTGTATGACGGATATACCGATCCAGGATATCCACCCCCACCCGATCAAGTTGACGGAACATTAACTGTTTCTGTTGAAGAGCTTAGAGCAACAGGAACATTATTACAAGGCGGCAGTTTTACTATTACTCCTCCTACATATTCTATATCTTCTATAGCGATTACCGGAGTTATATACGTTCCACCGCCTCCAACGCCAATATATCAAGTTACGCCAAATAATATATCGGTCAATGAAGGCGGTACAATAACTTTTACAGTATCGACATCTTATGTCAATAATGGCACCGTTTTATATTGGACTAATAGTGGTAACACTGATGCCAGCGATTTTACTGACGGTCAAAATCAAGGATCTGTAACGATTAATAGCGGCCTCGGAACATTTACTAGAACATTAACCAACGATCTATCCTTAGAAGGTGTAGAGTCGATTGTAATTAATTTAAGAACATCATCAAATGTTGGTACTATCGTTGCTACGGCAGCAACAGTATCAGTTACTGACACATCGGTGCCCACATGCCAGGTAACCCCAAATGCATCTACTGTAAACGAAGGTGGCACAGTAACATATAATATTATAACCTCTGGTATATCTAACGGAACTACATTATTCTGGACCAATGCCGGTACAACTAACGGGGCTGATTTTACCGATGATGCAAACAGCGGATCTTTTGTTATTAATAATAGCGCAGGAACTGTTGTTCGTACATTGAAAAATGATTATGCATCTGAAGGAACAGAATCGATTGTACTACAAATAAGAAAATATTCTCCGGATTCCTACGGAACATTATTCGCACAATCTACACCGGTAATTATATCAGACACTTCTTTCTTAGCTCCTGTTAACGCAGTGGCAACATTCACCTCGGATACTAACTGGGCAGTTCCAGCCAATGCTAGATATATCGATGTCTTACTTGTCGCTGGTGGCGCTGGTGGTGGCGGCGCTGACGGAAATCCACTGCATGGTGCAGGTGGTGGTGGTGGAGGCGGAGAAGTACGCACTATCAACGGAATATCAGTAACTGCCGGTGCTAATATAAGAATAACCAGCGGCAGTGGTGGGTCGGGTGGCAGTAATGGCGGCGCAGGTACTAACGGTGCCGATTCTACTATTTCCGGTCCAGGCTTCTCGTATAAAGCAGTTGGCGGCCAAGGCGGAAACGGATGTCGCGAAGTATCAGCCGCAAGAAATAACGGCGATTCAGCCGGCGGAGGCGGCGGCAATGGTGGTGATATTGGGCAGATTGGCTTTGGATTCCCAACTGCTCAATATTACGGAAATAATCAAACCGGAGGCCGTAGCGGAAATGGTGCAGGTTATGCCAACATATTCAACTCATTGTATAGTGATCCCGCTCGAGTAACAAAATATGCAAATCCAGCGTATAACGCATTCTTGAACACATTTGGTGTTTGGACTTTGAATAATGTTAATGCTGGAAGTTTTGACATATCTTATGATGTTTATTTCCCAACTTCAACTACCTATTACATACAAGCATGTTGTGATAACTACGGAAAAGTTTACATAGATGGAGTTAATGCTTTAGATGTTAGCGGATTTGGTGGAAACTATAATGCTTCTATATCAATCGCTGCTGGAAATCACACAGTTCGATTAAGCGGAGTTAACACAGGAGGCCCTGGATCGTTTGGATGCATTATTGCATCTGATCAAGGAGCCGTAGTTAACTATAATTGGACAAACGGTGGTGGCGGTGGTGGCGGTGGGCCGACCGGTCAAGCAGGAAAATCAGGGTCTTATGCTTCCTCTACATCAGCAGGATCGGGAGGTGATGGTACTGCAAGTGGCATTACTGGATCTTCAGTATACTATGGAGGCGGTGGTGCAGGCGGAACTGCAATATCGTCCACAGCGGTACCAGGAGGTCGCGGTGGCGGCGGCTCATCAACAGGCGGTAATGCTATATTCTACGGTGGTGGCGGCGGCGGCGGAAGCGTAAGCGGAAACTCTCGTGGCGGCGACGGCAACTCGGGAGTTGTTATTGTTCGGTATTACACATGACGATTTCTTTTTTGCGTAAATATTCTATCGATAATAGAGTTTAAAACATGGCCGTTAATGACATCATCTATAAAGCAGATTATAATAATATTCGGGATAAAGTTGTTCCGGTATTAGGTCTCTCTCCTGGCGGAAATAATGGGTATGGACAAACTGTATTGAGTTCAGCAGTTACCGAATCTAGCAAAGTAACCATCAATGAATGGGCCAATCTTCGTTATGATATGATTAATGCATACAATCATCAAAACGGAAGTATTCCATCTTTAGTACAAGTCGCCGAAGGCGGTACAGTAAGATACGATCCAACCACAGCACCAGTTTCACAGTTTGACTCGATTGCTAATAGCATTGTATCTAATAAATTTAATAAACCGCCACCGAGTCAATCTATTACCACTAATAAAGGTACAGCATCAACAGCGTGGCCAGGAGTTTTTGGAAGTTCTTGGAGTACAAAAATACAATGTATTGCAGCAGTAAGTTGGTCTAATGCTCAAGCAGCAAGACACTTTTTCAACAGCGGAAGCGAGATTCAATTTACTTCAACTCGAACTGGCGGAACCAGCACTTCGCAGATCTTAGCTTGGACAACAATTTTAAATACAGCTGGTACGCAGGCATTTGGCGGAAATAAACCACAGACTGGTACTGAACCAAATGACGGACAAAACTTTTATCGATTGTCAAACAGTTTTGGAACTTGGTATGCTCAAAGCGGGTCTTCGCCATATTCAAGTAACATTTATGCTATTGATGCTAGAACTCCAAACACGTTTGATAATAGCAATGGTGATGCTAACTCTATAGAGTTTAGAATTAGATGGACTGATGATTATAATGATCCTGAAGGAAACAGCCCAGCATGGCCTCCTTTTGATGCAGTTGACGGAACCTTTAGTTTGAATATAACAACCTATGAAGCATATGGAACTCTATTGCCTGCTGGTGCAGGTAATTTTAGAGTTGAATCGCCAACAGTGACTATCACTCAAATAGCTCCTGCCTAAAATATCTTCCCCTCCTAGTATAGCAAATAAATAAACTGCTATGTTAACTAGGAGAAACAATGGAAGATCAACTCAAAAAAGCTCTCGACTTTTCTAACTATCGTCAGACCTTTTCTATTCAAAGAAAAACCCTAAAAGAAAAAATTGATGCTAAGTTAACCTACGGAGTTAATGGCGGCATTTTTAAGATCGATAGATCTTTAATAGCATTTGTACATATGCTGGTTGAGTTAGGTCGTGAAAGTTTTCCTCTCCTTGATATAAATGATAATCCAATAGTTATTGAAGATCTTGAATCATTTAGAAACGATATTTTAGATAGGTATTTTGAAGTTACATCGGAATATTTTGAAGAATATGAAAAACTTAAAAAAAGCAGAACTGTTGAGAAACTTCTCGATCTATGAAAAAAGGCATTTTAATATTTGCGCATAACAATCCAGAAGTCGATTATGCGTTACATTCTATAATAGCCGGAGGCCTTGCGTCAAAGCATCTCAAGGTTCCTGCTTCACTAGTAACTGACGAGTCCACAGCAGAATGGATGAAAGCTTCTGGCATTTACGACAAAGCAAAATCAGTTTTTGAAAATATTATTTTAGTTGAAAGACCTGAAACTGATAATACACGTAAATTACATGATGGCATTGAAAATAAAGTTGTCTCTTTTGTAAATGCCAATAGATGTTCTGCATGGGATGTTACTCCTTATGATAGAACATTATTAATAGACAGTGACTTTTTAATATTTTCAGACAGACTTGCCGAATACTGGGATGTAGAAGAAGATTTTTTGATATCAAAAGCTATCAATGACATTGTAGATATTGATAGACTCGGAGTCCATGATAGATACATTTCTGATACCGGAGTACATTTATTTTGGGCCACAACTATTATGTTTACCAAAAATGACTATTCGAAGTCTATTTTTGACATGGTAAGTTTCGTGAGAAATAGCTATGACTATTACGGTGATTTATTTAGGTTTACCACTAGACAATATCGAAATGACATTTCATTCAGCGTAGCAAAACATATATTAGATGGGTTTGAAACAAACACCACTATGTCATTGCCACCGGTATTAACTGCACTTGATAGAGATATGCTGTTTGAAGTAAATGAGTCTGGGCTTTTGAAGTTTTTGGTATCTCCAACATTGAATGACAACTATTGTCTTGCCTCAACTAAAGGTGTGGATATTCATGTTATGAATAAATCAAGTATTACAAGAAACGCTGATGCATTGATGAGGTTAATATGAATTTTGGTTATCTTATAGTAGTATCTACAAATACATCAACAGTTGATTATCCTGCAATGGCATATGCCCTTGCTATTAGTATTAAAAATACTCAGAAAGAAGGATATGATAGAGTTGCGATAGTCATTGATGATAGAAACAAGCTAGAAAGATTTAAATCTCTATGGGTTTTTGATCATATAATCGAGAAGGAGTTACCTCCGCATTGGGACGGTCGTAGTTGGATGGATAAACTAACTCCTTTCGACCAGACAGTATGCTTAGATGCTGACATGCTGTTTACAAGAGATTACAGTCATTGGATTGATTACTTTATTAAAAACTCAGAGTTATACATAGCCAATAGATCTTATACATATCGAGATGAGATTGTAAAAGATGAGCATTATAGAAAAGCATTTATTAAGAACAATCTTCCTAATCTCTATTCTTTTTGGACATTTTTCAAGAAAGATTCGGAGATAGCCAATGAATTTTTTACCTTAGGTCGTGCTATAATAAGTAATCCTGTGGAGTTTTCTAACTTGTATCTTTCTGAATATAAACCTAAGGTAGTAGGAACAGATGAAGCATTTGCACTTTCTGCTAAACTATTAGATATTGCCGATAATATTTCTTATAAGTTAGAGTTTCCAAAGGTTACTCATTTAAAACCTTTGATACAGAACTGGCCATGGGAAGCTGAAACAGTATCAGATCATGTTGGATTTTATCTTAACAAAGCCGGCAAATTAAAAATAGGAAACTATCAACAGCATAACATCGTTCATTATGTAGAAAAAGATAAGATGACAGATGAGTTCATTAGCGTACTAGAGGAGATTTTATGGAAGAAGTAATCGAACTTGAACCTTTAGAATTTCCCTATGTCCCGTTGATTTATGTAGCATTGTTTAATCCGGACACTGGAGAAATTGTAAGTATAGGACCTGAATCGGCATTTGAACACGAGACTAACAAGATTGTTATAGATAGTGAGATTGCTGAAAGAGTTATCGAAGGCAAAGTAAGAATACAAAATTGTTTTGTAGATCTTACCACTGGTACTTTTGAAATTGCCGAGCTTAAGAATGTCTATAAGATAGATGATGTATTACACAGAATAGTTGATAAGAAATGGTCAGATATAGAAAAGCCAGATTTATTTGTAACATATAATAAAAAGAAAAAAACGCTAACCTTTGAGTTAACAGAAGAACTTGGCGGTTCAAAAAAACTTCCTAAGAAGCATCAACCTGCAAAGAAACGTAAAGTAATATGGGAAGGTTCGTTAGAAATGAGCTTTCTCATAACCGATTATAATGATCCTAATGTTCTTTATAAAATGTTGTCCTTTAAAATTTCTGATCTAAGTGAATCTCCAATGATCTATGAAGGTGTCGATGTTCCTACAAAGTTTAGTGTCTATACAAGAAGATTATTTAAAAATTATGTAATGGAAATCAAATGAAAGTAATAGAGTTTGATATTATTTTTCTCAGCTATGATGAACCGAATGCTGACCTACATTATGCTGATTTATGCAATAAGGTACCTTGGGCAAAACGTATTCACGGGGTAAAAGGATCAGACGCTGCACACAAAGCCGCTGCTGAAGCTTCAGAAACTGAATGGTTTGTTACCATTGATGCGGATAATATTGTTGATCCGAAGTTTTTTAATCTTGACCTTGACATGTCCGATCCAAAAATCCAAGTATATGGATGGTGCGGAAAGAATGTCATTAACGGACTATGTTACGGTAATGGCGGCCCTAAAGTTTGGAAACGAGATTTTGTTCTCAACATGAAAACGCATGAAGCCAGCGATAGCGAAAGAGGTCAGGTTGATTTTTGTTGGGAAGATGGATATCGTAACTTTCCTAGAGTCTATAGCAAAAGTGTTATAACAGGCAGTCCATTCCAAGCATGGCGAGCTGGATTCCGCGAAGGTGTTAAAATGACATTGCTTGACGGAGTTAAAGTTCCGCCTCAGGAAATCAAAGAACGCATTTGGTGGCACAATATTCATAGATTGCGTATGTGGTCAACAGTTGGAGCACACGAAGAAAATGGTCTTTATGCAATACACGGTGCCCGACTAGGCACATGGATGACTAACTGCACCGATTGGGATTATGTACAAGTTAGAGATTTTGAAATATTAAGAAATATATATGAACAACATGTTAACCACGATCATCTAGGATATGAAATAGAAGATCTTGGAAGAAACCTAAAAGTAAAACTTGGATTCGATTGGCCAAACTTTAATGCCCAACAAAGCAAGTACACTCTTGAGCTCTATGAAGAAGCTGTTAATCTCGGTCTTACATATTTTTCGGTGCCGATAAATGTATGATATATTTTATGTCGGAAAAGAAACCGACGAATGGCAAAAGCTAAAATCTAAATATCCGCTTGCTCAGCGATTTGAGAATATCTCATTTAATGAGATATCACGCCGATCTCTAACATCGATGTTTTGGGTCATGTGGGATGATGTCGTATTAAATGATATTATTGATTTAAAAACTTTCGAAGTCCCAGTATGGGATCGAAAATACATACACGTATTTAAAAATGGTTTTTATAATTTTAGACGTTCAGGTATTTGCCTATTTCCAAAAAAATCATCTGTATCTAATAAAGAGTTTGATAATAGATTTTTCTTAGAAAAAAAAGAAATAGACATTGAGTTATCTAAACCTAGAGTATATGATAGATTCACAATATCTTCGTATGACGATTATTTAAAAGCTGTCAACTCTTCAACAACGGAAATGTTGTGGACTGTATGGGAAGGCACGGAGATATTAGATGATTCAGTTTTTAAAATATTTTTTGATCCGTTAGACGGCACATATGACTTTGACAGAAATACCACACATATTTTTAAAAACAGATGCGGACCATCTGAGGAATATGTTAATGGAACAATGTTAAGTCCGAGGAATAATCCACTGTCTAAGAGAGAAATCGAAAACAGATTTCCTGTAGACAAAAAAGAACACGATACTGTTGTAACTATAAGCAGATATCCTAGATATTTTATAGATACATACGCAGAATATCAACAGCTACTAGAAACATCACCCCAAGAAATGTTTTGGGTCATATGGCCAGAAATAAAAGTCACCGACGAAACAATATTTGATTTATATTTTGATCCTAATAACGGTGCTTATGACTTTGATAGAAATATAAATCATGTATTTCAACACAAATTTAAAAGTGAAAAAACATACAATGGTATCATGCTGATGTCAAAACATTCACCAAGGACTGCTAAAGAAATAGATTTTAGATTTTTGCTAGAGCAGAAAGAGTATGAGATAGTAGTATCAGTTCATAAACCATATGACATAGTTTTCATTAGTTACAATGAACCAAATGCAGATGAAAATTTTAAAAATCTATCTTCGAGATTTAAAAATGCAAAACGAGTTCACGGTGTTAAAGGAATACATCAGGCACATATAGAAGCAGCTAAACTAGTAGATACACACATGTTTTGGGTAGTCGATGGTGATGCTGTAATAACTGATGATTTTAACTTTGATTATCGAGTTTCTCGATATGAACGAGACATTGTCTGTGTATGGCATAGTAAAAATCCCATTAACAATCTAACGTATGGTTATGGAGGAGTTAAACTGTTGCCTAGAGATTTAACATTAGCTATGGATACATCTTCAGCTGATATGACTACATCTATCAGTAAGCGATTTAGAGCCATCCCTCGAGTGTCGAATATTACATCGTTTAACACTGATCCGTTTAACACCTGGAAGTCTGCTTTTAGAGAATGCTGTAAACTGGCAAGTAAAATTATCGATGGGCAAGTTGAAGCTGAGACACAGACTCGATTAGACCGCTGGTGTATATTAGAAGAAAATGTTCCTTATGGATTCTATGCATATGCAGGAGCACTTGCCGGCAAAGAGTTTGGGATGAAATGGAAAGATTCTCCCTCTGATCTAGCGAAGATCAATGATTTTGATTGGCTAGAACAACAGTTTAAGTTAATAAGAGAAAATGTATGATTCCAATATATGCTACACTAGAAAAGTATTATCGTAAATATAAACGTAAGCTCATTAAAAAGAAGAACCAAATGTCTAAAGAAACCCTTTGTGTTGTACCATTCCTACATTTAAATTTTGAACCAAATGGTAAAGTAGTCCCTTGCTGTCTTACAAGTCATCATAACTATTTTGCCGGAGACTTAAACAAACAGTCTATTGAAGAAATTTGGAATAGCGATAATATGAAAGAGTTGCGAGTACAGTTTCTTAATAAAGAAGAACCAAAGATTTGCGCCACTTGTTTTGATAGAGAAAAAGTTACAGGTGAAAGCGGCAGATATTGGCAGAACAAAGAGTTTAAAGATTTTATAAAAATCATTCCAGAAATTACCGAACCCGACGGTACCTGTAAGACTATGCAGTTAAAATATTGGGATTTTCGATTCAGTAATCTCTGCAACTTTAAATGCAGAAGCTGCGGACCACGCTACAGTTCGGCTTGGGTCCCTGATCACAAAAAGTTAGGATGGTCGGACCAAGAAAAAGTATGGAGTATTGAAAGCGTCGAAGACAAGACTAACTATGATTTTCTAAAGGATCAAGTCAAGCATGTGCAGAAAATTTATTTTGCAGGCGGCGAACCATTACTCATGCCGGAACATTGGCAGACATTAGAGTTATTAGTTGAAAACAAAAGATTTGATGTTAAGATCAGTTACAACACCAACTGTTCTACATTAACATACAACGGAAAAAGCGCACTTGATTATTGGAGTCAATGGGAAAATGGCAAAATTGAAGTTTGGCCAAGCATTGACGAGATCGGTCCACGTGCTGAGTTAATCCGATCAGGCACAGTTTGGTCTAAAGTGGAAGAAAACTTAAAGTTACTAACTACGTTAGATAACATAACTGTAAGGCCAGGTATGACCATCGGTGCATGGAACGTTCGTAGACTGCCTGCGATAATCAATCACCTTATTGATATTGGTGTGGTCTGCGAAAGACACAAGTATCAAAATTTCTTTATTAATCTTTTAGAACATCCAACTCACTATCATGTTCATATATTGCCAGATGACTATAGAAAAGAAACAATAGCAGAACTTAAATTGTTTATCAGCGAGCATAATAAGAAGTACAATACAACTATTGATCATGCATTCACTCACATTTTCAGCGAGCTTGAAAAACCATTTGATTTATATGCAGCCCAGAAGTTTATGTGGAACACTAATAAGATTGATGAACTTAGAAATGAAAATACCTTTGAAGTGATCCCAGAGATGACAGTAGTTAAGGATCTAGTAGGAAGGGTAGAATGACCGACTGGAAAAAGAATAAAACTCTTAAGGTCACAGTAGAAAACTCTAAAACTCAAGACAATCTCGAGTTATTCTATGCTATTGTTGACATGGATATAGCTGACAGATGGTCGAGGTTGATTGACGAGAATAACTCTAGAAATAACTTAATCAAGTTTAACTACAGAAAAATTTTAAATGAAATAGAGATTGAAGAAAACTTTCAAGAGTTTAAACAGAATATTGAGTATATCAATGCACACTACGATAGGCATTTAACAGAAATAGTTTCTGTAGAAGATTTACGAAACAATGCTCACGTTTTAAATGATCTTCACGAGGAGTTTGAAGTATACGGAGATAGATTAGAACGTCTTATTTCCGAAGGTTACTTTGATAAACCATCCGAGCATCCTGAATACAATCCTGTTTGGCCAGGAGACATCCATGATAAAATTACTCACGCTGCTTTTTTAAGATTAAATGAGCAGATTCATAATTTTGAAGCTGTATATAGAACATGGAATAAAGAAACGAAATCTATATGTACTTGCTTATTTGATTTTTTGCCTAAGGGCGATCCTAATGATATTGTTCCTGAAGATTATTTGCACGAGCCATTAGAACCTGAAGATTATTTTTTGTTTACATCGGAACATAAATGGGGTTGGTTATATCTTGGATACAACACTCTTGGAAAGCATTGGTCAAGTGCATGTCATGACGATGATATTGAAGTTGTTATCCGAGGACAAATCCGCCCTCAAGCAAGATTTGCAGCTGAATCATATATGAATTTTAGGCCAGATTCTGATTATTCGACACGTATTGATCTTTACAACTGGTGGAGAAAAAATAACTTTTCAGAAAAAATCAATCCTAGAATGAGACTTGAAGATCTTGCTTTAGGATTTATACCAGTAGCTAGATTGCATAGTTACAAAATAAAAGAAGGCGAGATCATTCATCTTCCTGAACTTTCTGAAAAAGAAAAGATTGAATGGAACATAAATGTATGGAGTGCTTTTAACAGCATTAAGAAAGCAGAGATAATTAATTTATGAAAAAAATAATAAAAGTAGTACAAGCTCCTACAGCTCCGTCATTACATCTCACATGGATTATCAACAATATATGTACTAACTCTTGTTCTTATTGTCCTGCGAGTTTGCATAATGGTGCAAATCATAACTATGATTGGGATAATGCCAGAAGATTCTTTCAGCAGTTGTTTAAAAAATATCCAACTATACATTGTACTATAGCAGGTGGCGAACCGAGTGTAAGTCCGTTTCTTCCTGAGATTGTAAAAACATTTTATGAAGCTGGACATACTATTGGATTGACTAGTAATGCAGCTAAACCAGTAAGATACTGGGATGAAATAGCTAAGATGCTAAACTACATTTGTTTTTCTTATCACCCAGAGTTTCCTGATCCGCAGTTTGTTGAAAAGATTTCAGCCGCAGGCTGGCATACTCCTGTTTGTGTCCGAGTCATGATGCTGCCTTCGAGATGGGATCATTGTATTGAAATGATTGAAAAACTATCTAAAATCGAACACGTAAGAGTAGAACCTGTAAGAATTTTAGATTGGACTGGTGAGAATCGATTAGCACATTTATATTCCAATGAGCAACTAGAATGGTTCAACCATAACAACGGCAACACTGAAAAGTTTCTATCGCATTTTGAAGTTCAGCCAAAAACAGTAGACATATGGTCTGATTTTTATCTAGATGACGGCGAAGTTGAACACGCACCAAACTCATTGAAATATATCAATGATGGTATGACAAACTTTTACGGATATTCTTGCGAAGTGGGATTAAAGAGTTTATTTGTGGACCATCATGGAGATATACTATTATCAAACTGTGGGATTAATGGGTCGATAGGAAATATCAACGATCCGGAAGGTATTATGTGGCCTACTGATCCTGTAATATGTAATAAACGCATTTGTCATTGTACTACAGATGTAAATATAAACAAGATTTTTAACGATTAACATGAACACCCTTAGGATTTACGGAGATAGTTTTGCATCTCAGCAATATGGAGGCAACGAACACGCCAAGGAAATAGTTTCTTGGATGGAAAGAGTTGGCCACTTTTTAAATATGACAGTGTCAAACTCTGCAGTTGCTGGTAGCAGTTTATCCTATTCTATGAGAAAACTAGTAGAAGACGTATCTACAAACAAATTAGTAGATGGCGATGTAGTAATATTTGTTATGACTAATGCAGGGCGTTTACATTTTAATATACAGTTGATGTATCCTGAGACATCTTGCTATTTTTGGAATAATATCGAGTCGTACGAAGGCGAAGCAGCTAACTGGTTTATTAAAAACAGAAAACATCTAGAGTTTTATATAACAAATAGAGATAT